CAAGTTACAATATGACTTTTTACTAAATATTTTACGATCCAAGAAGAGGTTCTCTCCTTGGGTGAAGAAAGAAGAATTGAAAAATCTTGATTATGTGAAGCGTTACTACGGATATAGTGACGAAAAAGCGAAACAAGTTCTTCCACTCCTTTCTAAAGAACAACTCACATTTATACAAGAGAAACTTGAACGAGGGGGATTGAAATGAGCGTAGTTATGGAAGCAGAATACAGTTGGACACCTGATAAAATGGTTGAGGTGCTCCTATCAGAACCAGATGATTTTCTCAAAGTAAGAGAAACTCTTACAAGAATTGGAGTTGCATCCAGAAAAGAAAAGAAGTTATATCAATCATGTCACATACTGCATAAGCAGGGAAAGTATTACATTGTGCACTTCAAAGAGTTGTTCGCTCTTGATGGTAAGAAGGCAAACCTTAGTGTAAATGATATACAAAGAAGAAATAGGATAGTTGCACTACTGTCTGACTGGGGATTGGTTGGTGTTTTGAAATCTAATACTATAGATGATATTGCCCCACTCAATCAGATCAAAGTTATATCATATAAAGACAAGGGTGACTGGATACTAGAGACGAAGTATAATATTGGTAAGAAAAAAACACCAGCAGATGTCAATTAACACATTCTTACTCATTCTTCTTGTTATAGCAGCATACAGTAATCTATACCTCACTTATCGTAAGAACCGAATCAGACCTCGCAAGTAATTCTGTATAATTAATAGTGTCGCCTACGGGGACATTACAATTAGACGCTCAAGGAGGTCACTATGTTTGGCACAGATGGAAGTATTACGCTGTCTGTTGGAGATACTTACGATTATCTTCAAAAAATAAGACGTAACATGATTGGTTTTGACGAATGGCAATCAAGATTCGACACACCAATACAAAATTACCCACCTTATAATACTATAAAGGTATCAAACCACGAGTATAGGGTTGAGGTAGCAGCAGCAGGATTCAAGAAAGAGAATCTGAAAGTCTATACACAAGAAGGACAACTTGTTATAGAGGGCAAGAAGGAAGACGGAGTAGAGCATGAGTACATGCATCGAGGACTAGCACAACGAGCATTCACTCGTGCGTGGTCACTACCAGAAGAACTTGTTGTCAAAGATGTCAGGTTTGAGGATGGTCTATTACTCATAGACATTGAGAAGGTTATACCAGAGACACAGCAGCGAAAAGATTGGCTCTAAATACATACATGTATTCTAGAGTTTTACGACATATCAAACCCAAAGATCTAAGGGAAACTATATCTCTTAGGTTTACTGACATCCTCAATCCAGTCTTCTGGATTGGGGATTCTCTCAAGCCTGAGGTTAATGAAAAACTCATGCAGTTTGCAGAAGCATTTGTTGCTTTTGTTGATATGGATGAGAGAGCGATAGTAGATGTGCTGTTGCTCGGTGGTAATGCAGGTTACAATTACACACAATACTCTGACTTGGATGTGCATATCGTAGTAGATCCCAAGTTCATACCTGATTGTAACCCAGACTTACTTGACCAATACTACATGGATAAGAAAACGCTGTGGGAACTGACTCATAATGTCACAATCTATGGTGTAAAGGCAGAACCTTACATTGAGAGACCAGGTATCACAAGAAAGAAAAGTCAAGGTGTTTGGAGCATCATGAAGAAGTCTTGGATACAAGAACCAACACCTTTTGAGGGTGATGTTGATGAAAAAGAAATAGAGAAGAAAGTAAACAACTTTATAAATCAAATCAATTCACTTATCAAAGCATCTGATGCTGATGGTCTGAAGAATCTAGTAAAGAAACTTAGAGATTCTAGAGGCACATCACTACAGAAGTATGGTGAGTATGGATTTGAGAATATGGTATTCAAAGAGTTACGAAATCAAGGATATATTGACAAAATACGTACAGTTGTGGTAAACTTGAAGTCTAAGAGTCTTTCTTTATGATAAAAATTATATTATTCAAAAACAACCTCGTTCTCATCGCTAGACTTGAAGAGGTTGGATCTGAAATGGGTGAACCTGATTGCAAACTTACAGATCCATTCGAGGTAAAAGGTGAGTTTCTAGAGTCATGGCCGTCATTCTCCATGCAACGTGAGATGATGGTGCACTCAGATAGTTTTCTTACAATATTAGAACCAGATAAGCATCATCTAGATAAGTATCAAGCGTTGACTGCAAAAAAAGTCTCTGAATGAGGATACTTTTCTGTTATCCCAACCTTCATATGAGGGTAACAATTCCTGGTGGTATATCAATTCTTAGTGCATGTCTGAAACGTGCAGGTTATAATGACATAGAATTATTTGATGGCACATGGTTTACTCAAGATGATGGCACTGCTGATAGAAATGCTGAGAGAGTAAAAAGAGGTCAAGTAAAACCATATCAATACAACTGGTCTACAAATGATGGTGAACTCTATAGTCAGTGGAGAAAAAAAGTATTAGAATATAATCCTGACGTTATTATATCATCCATAGTTGAGGATACATTTGTCATATGGAAGAAGATGATGGATGAGGTATCTGATTGTAAATTTACCAGTATAGTTGGTGGTGTTTTTCCTACGTCAGCACCTCATATATTTGATGGATTATGTGATTATATTTGTCGAGGTGAAGGTGATGAAGCAATACCAGAGATGGTCTCAGCAATAGAGAAAGGAGAGTCTTGCAGCGATATTCCAAATGTTTATCCCAATCCTCTTAGATATGCCTTGGATGTTAACACATTACCGATAGGTGATCTTACTATTTTTCCAGAAAAAAGTTTATATAGACCATTCAAGGGTAAGATAGTAAAGATAGGATTATTAGAGACACAGAGAGGATGTCCTTTTACCTGTGCATTTTGTAATTCACCAGAGAAAACTATCATATACAAAAAAGAAAACGCTGGTAAATTTCATAGACATAGATCTATAAAACATATTGAAAAAGAGGTCAAGCATCTTGTAGAACAACACAAGGTAGAGTTTATGTGGATTATCACTGATACTCTTCTTACAATGTCACCGAAAGATTTTGATGATTTCTGTGCTATGTGGAAAGAGTATGGTAGTTTACCGTTCTGGTGTCAAACAAGACCAGAATTACTCACAGATTATCAAGCAAAAAAATTAGTTGAGATAGGATGTGCAAGTATAAGTATTGGTGTCGAGCATGGTAACGCAGAGTATCGAGCCAAAGTCATTGGTCGTAAATATGACAATCAATTAGCACTTGATGCTTTCGATAGGGCGTACTATAATGGATTGAATACTGATTGTAATTTTATTGTGGGATATCCATACGAAACTCTTGAATATGCATGGGATACTGTAAATTTTGCTAGACAATTAAAGTGTAAGGATATAAACTGTGCTATATTTACACCATATCACGGAACTAAATTGAGAAAAGTATGCGAGGACGAGGGATTCATAGACAAAAATGTGATATGTCAACTGAATACAGAGGGTAATTCTATGCTTGATATGCCACCACCTTACATGAACAAGGAAGAAATAAAATTCATGTATGATAATTTTGTGGAGCACATACAATGAGATATTATACAAACGTGCAAATGGTGGGTAATGATTTCCTTGTCCGTGGATATGAGAATGGAAAAAACTTTACTATAAGGGAAAAGTTTCAACCAACCATGTTCATACCTAGTAAAAAGAAAACTAAGTACAAAACATTAGATGGTAAGTATGTTCAGAGCATACAACCTGGCACTGTACGTGAAACTAGAGATTTTATAAAGCAGCATGGTGAGGTAAGAGGGTTTGATATCTATGGAAACAACAGATACATCTACCAATACATCTCTGAAAAATATCCAGAGACTGAAATCAAATTTGACATCAATAAAATTAAGTTAGTTACGATTGATATTGAGGTAAAATCTGAAAAAGGATTTCCTACAGTAGAGGCATGTGATGAAGAGATGTTGTGCATCACACTACAAGACTATGCTACCAAAAGAATCCTCACATTCGGTGTAGGTCCTTATCATCACAACGACAAGATGGTCAAGTATGTACAATGTAATGATGAGTATGATTTGCTTCAGCATTTTGTAAATTTCTGGTCACATGATCCACCAGAAGTTGTCACTGGTTGGAACTGTCAGTTATATGACATACCATATCTTGCTAAGAGGATCACTAGGGTGCTTGGAGACAAGGCATGTAAGAAACTATCCCCTTGGGGTTTGGTCACTCATGAGGAGATTTACATGCAGGGTAGAGCACACACTGTGTATGATATTGGTGGTGTCACAGTCTTAGATTACCTTGATTTGTACAAAAAATTTACATATAAGGCACAGGAATCATACCGTCTTGACTACATAGGAGAGGTAGAACTAGGTCAGAAGAAGTTAGATCACTCTGAATATGATACCTTCAAAGAATTTTATACGAAAGCGTGGAATAAGTTTGTAGATTACAACATTCAAGACGTTAGACTTGTTGACTCCCTTGAGGAGAAGATGAAACTGATTGAACTAGCAGTTACCATGGCGTATGATGCCAAGGTAAACTTCACCGATGTGTTTTATCAGGTTCGTATGTGGGACATGATAATCTACAACGATCTAAAAAGAAAAGGCATAGTCATACCACCCAAAAAGGATCAAGATAAAGCAGAGAAATATGCAGGTGCATATGTAAAAGAACCAAAACCAGGCATGTATGACTGGGTTGTATCGTTTGACTTGAATTCTCTGTATCCTCATCTTATAATGCAGTATAATATATCTCCCGAAACTGTTCTTGATGAACGGTTTCCTTCAGTTTCTGTCGATAAACTGTTGAATGAGGAGGTAGATCTATCTAATCTGAAGGACGTAACAATATGTCCTAATGGTGCGATGTTTACCACGAAAAAACGTGGTTTCTTACCCAAGTTGATGGAGAAAATTTACAATGAACGTGTCATCTTCAAGAAAAAGATGTTACAAGCGAAGAAAGACTATGAGAAATCACCGTCAAAGAAACTTGAAAGAGAGATTGCAAGGTGCAACAACATCCAGATGGCGAAAAAGATCCAACTTAATAGTGCTTATGGTGCTATCGGTAACAACTACTTTCGTTATTATAAGTTGGAAAATGCTGAGGCTATTACTCTCGGTGGTCAGTTCAGCATACGATGGATCGAAAGAAAAGTAAACGAGTACATGAACAATGTACTAAAAACAAAGGAGAAAGACTATGTTATTGCTTCAGATACTGATTCCATTTATCTTCATATGGGTCCTCTGGTTGAAGTTGTATACAAGGGGAGAGAAAAGACTGCTGAAAGCATCGTCACGTTCATTGATAAGGTCTGTCAGATGGAACTTGAAGGTTATATTTCGAGTTCTTATGAAGCGTTGGCCAAGTACGTAAACGCATATGAGCAGAAAATGTTCATGAAACGTGAGACTATTGCTGAACGTGGAATATGGACTGCAAAAAAACGCTACATACTCAATGCATGGGATATAGAGGGAGTAAGATTTGCTGAACCAAAACTAAAGATGATGGGAATAGAAGCAGTCAAATCTTCCACACCTGCACCTTGTAGAGAGATGATTAAGGAAGCACTGAATATTATAATGAGTCAAACTGAAGATGATGTCATCAATTATATTGAGACGATGAGGAGTGACTTCAAAAAACTTGACCCTGCCATGGTTGCATTTCCTAGATCGTGCAATAATCTTGCAAAGTATGTCAGCAACTTATCGATATATTCTAAGGGTACACCTATACATGTAAGAGGATCTCTTCTCTATAATCATTATGTCAAGAAGAATAACTTGGAGGCAAAGTATAGTGCTATTGCTAATGGTGAGAAGATAAAATTTGTTTATCTTACAAAACCAAACCCTATCAGAGAAAATGTGATATCATTTATATCTGATTTCCCTATCGAACTTGGTCTAGGAAAATATATTGACTACGACCTTATGTTTGAAAAATCATTTCTCGAACCATTGAAAGCAATACTTGATGCTATCGGATGGGAAGTAGAGAAAACTGCAACATTAGAATCATTTTTTATCTAAATGGATTTACCTATCAACGACAAAGACCTCGGCACTATAGTAAGTGCTTTACATCTTGGAGGAGATACATCTTTATATCAAAAACTAAAACTTATCAAGGAAGTAAGGGAAGAAAATCCTGACGGTCCTTACAAAAAAATCTTGAGAGAAAAGTATGGCATGGTGATCTAATGTTTTTTGATAAAGTGAGTCTTGTCACTGGAGGATTTGATCCCATACACAGTGGACACATTCGTTATTTTGAACGAGCAAAGGATCTATCAAACTACCTCATAGTAGGACTAAATGGTGATCCTTGGTTGAAGAGAAAGAAGGGTCAATACTTCCAATCATGGACAGAACGTGCTGACATAATAAGACATCTCAACATGGTTGATGCTGTAATATCATGGGATGATGCAGATGACTCTGCCTGTGGTGC